CACACTAACAAACTATATGCGGTGGCAAACACTGTAGATGAATTATATACAAAACTTTTGAAAGCTAACTTGATTTACTAGGAGGACAAACACCATGAAAACTAGAAAAGACGAATTACAAGATTTATTCCTAGCAGTAAAAAAACATTTATTAAATTGTGGTAGAAACTTATCAACCTCAATATTTATTGCAACAAAATTGGTTGAAGAAGTAGAAGAAAATAAAACTACAATTAAAGATATTCAGGCTATGCGAAACATTTTCTTGGAGGAGATATAAACATGAAAATGATTAAAAATCAAACAAGCGTTATTGATTTGAATAATACACTAGATAAGTATACAGAACTCCATGCCAACGGAATGATAACCTCAGACGAGCTATCCGACATTCTAGTTCGTATCATAAAACGTAAAATACAGCTTGCTAAAATAACTACATATAGAGAATTAACCACATATATTAATCATGTATATTCTCTATATATGAATGGTGAAATAACCGATACAGAATATGAAACAACAAATGTTATTATCGATGATATGATTGCAAAGACTTTCAGATAAAGGTGATATAATGTACAAAATAACAATGCTTAATGACTACGCTCATTATTTTAAAGATTATAGGTATATAGACAGTCAGACTATAATAATATATCCGCAAGGACATATTATTGATCTTGAAATGACAAAAACAGGAATTGAGGTTATATAATGGCAAATAGTAGAAACTGGGGCGGTCTCCGTAAGGGGGCCGGAGCTCCTATTACTGTAGGTGCAGAAAATCGGCGTAAACAGAGGGTTATTTCCTTGAATGATAAAGAATATGAGACACTAAAAAAGATAGCCTCAGAACGGCAAATAAGCGTATCAGAATTAATTAGAATTACGTTCAATCTTGATACGGCAAACGAAACGGCAAATAATGAAAGCGAATAATCGTATTTAATGTAAAATAATATTATATATAACTGCTTGGCCATACTTTTGATGTGAAATATAATAGCGTATTGAAAGTGAGATAGTAATAAGCGTATAATTATATAGTTATAAACAAAACAGCCTATATCCTTTATATAAGAGGGTTTAGGCTGTTTTCGTCATATATACGGCAAAAATACTATCCAAATATGCTTGCTATGTGGTTTGTTGCTTGCTTTCTCATATCGTCTGAATAATGTATATAAGTAGTCATAACCGTATTGAGTTTGTCGCCCAGTAAACTGGCTACAGTTTGAATGTCTACGCCATTAGCAAGCAGAGTGGTCGCATAGGTATGGCGGAAAGAGTGTATTGACTTATCCGGTAAATAACGTTGTATCACTCTATTAAGTGGCGAACTGCGATTGGTCTTAAAAGGGAATAGGCGTTCATTACCTTTGCCGATATGCCATATTAATTCATCAGCTAATATCTCAGGTATAGGAATAGTGCGAATACTGTTACGGCTTTTAGGTTGACTAAAACCATACCCAGCATTGCCAAGCCATGTCCATTGTTTGGATATAGATATAGTATTATTAACTAAATCTATATCATCCCATGTAAGTGCTAAAATTTCTCCATATCTTGCCCCAGTATAACGTGCTATGCTGCATAGGAGGTAATACATAGGGTGCTTACGTTTAATGGCATACAGGAGCAAATTCATGTCATTTTGGCTAATTGTTGACGGTGAGTTATTAGCCTTTGACTTGAAACGTCGAATTGCTGCACAAGGGCTATGGCTAATTATCCGATATGGGGTTATAGCATAATTAAATATTGACTTTAAAAGTACCAAGCATAGGTTTTTACTTGCTGATGATCTAGGCAGCTCATTTAGTAATTGCATTATATCTTGATGAGTTATATCGCTTATAGGCTTATTCAAGAGCGATTGGCAATAGCTATTTATAATTGTGCTATATGTTCTGCGTGTGTTTTCTGTAATATTAGCCTTTTCATTGATATAAATATTATAAAAGTGCAGGAATGTTATGTCGCTTTTACTACTATCAATGGTTATTACTTCACTTTTTAATTTATCTACTATTTTTAGTCCATACATCTTGGCATCTCTTTTAGTGTCAAAACCTTGTTTTGACTTTTGACGCCATTTCCTACCGTCTTTAAAAGATACGATAACTTGATAACCCTTATTTTTTCTACGTATTGTCATATTGTATTGCATAGTATCTCCGTTCATATGTTCGCTATAATAGTTATAAATTAAGCACCCATAAAAGGGTGCTTTTGGTTATATATGGCGAATATGTTCTATAAAATTAATATGATCTTGCTTATCGTGGTCGCAATTAATGATATGCGATAATTCATGTTTATAAGTCGCTCGTTGCTGGTCGTATGAGTGGTTAGCGTTCAAGACAATGGTATAGCTATCGTCCTCATTTTTTCTAACGAACCCACCGCAAGCAGCAGGCAGCTTATCACTAAATATTGTATTAATCAAAACAACTCTCCCTAGTCTTTTTGTAATAACGATTTAGTTATATTTATTATTGCTTGCATTTCCTCTTTGGATAAATTACGTTTTGCGTTAAGTAATAGCCTTAGTTCAGGGTCATTTTTAATCTCCTCCGCTAACGCTGCAACTTCAGGATCTGTATAATAACCATCTTGCGTATGTACTGTACCAGTTAAAAGATAGTCAATAGATACGTTAAACAACTTTGCAATATCTGTTAGCATATCCGTGCTAGGTGTACGAGCACCACTTTCCCATAGTGATACTGTAGACTTCGCTACATTTAATTTTTTACCTAACTCCTCACCAGTCCAATGGTTATCTTTTCGCAATTCTTGTATGCGTTGCCCTAAAGTTTTCATATTGCATACCTCCTATAGCTATCATATTAAATTGTAAACAAAATGTAAACTTACAATATGCAAACTTTTATAAAAAGTTTATTTGACGGTATGCATTTTGTGAACTATAATAAGCTCATAAGAAGTTTACAGGAGGTAAACATAAGGAGGTGGATATATGAAAGAACTTTCTAAACTTCGCCAAAAATATGGTTATACACAATTGGAAATGGCTAATATGTTAGGCTTACACAAGTCTACATATAATCAAAAAGAGAATGGCAAAAGACATTTTAAACCAGATGAAATGGCTAAAATATACGATTTCTTTCGCCACCTTGATAGTCAGTTAAATATGCAAGATATTTTTTTATAATCAATGTTTACTAAACGTAAACAAAGGAGAATGAACATGACACACAATGAAGTAAGAGAAAACCTATTCAAAGAATTATGGCAGCTTGAATTCAATCTAGTGTACGACATGAATGGCAAAGAACAGGCTATGAAATGTGCAGACACTTTATGTAGCGATTTTGCAGACGCACCTAATAACGAACTTCAAAAGTTAATTGATGAATATAACAAGGAGCACTAATTATGAAAACTAAAAAAACACCAAAAGAGTTTTGGGACTTCGCTCCTATGGATCATGTGGAATATATGTTCAAGCAATATGGACTGGTTCAAATCACAAAATGGGGTGAAACAGTAAAAGAGTTCAATAAAACTATCTTACGTCATGAACGTGCCGAAAAAGATATTTTAGAACGTTTAAAAAAATGTCCTGAACAAACAGATGATCTGCAATGGAGTTTAGACGTTGTCAGAGCATACCTAGATAGATGTTACGAGGTCAAAGAGGTGCTTGGCTTATGAGTTTAGTTTATACGGCGAAAGAGGTCGCAGACCTCTTTCAAATATCTGTATCAGCAGTATATCAACTCCGAGATGAGGGTAAACTAATTCAATTATCAGACGTGCCCGGCGTCAGATTTAGTAAGGAGGGAGTGCATGCACTAGCTAAGTACAACAAAGAATTTACGGTAACAAAATATGCCGAGTTAGTGGCTGAGAATGAACAGCTAAAAAGGGAATTGAAAGAGTTAAAAGAAAGCATACGAAATACTACAGCAGGTATGCTGCAACTTATGGAGGTGTAACGAATGAACATGACTTATCGAGAAAAACGAGAATTGAGACGAGCAAATGCATTACCTCAATTCGCAGATATTGTTGAGGGCTTTATAGTTGGAGCCGTATTCCTATTCGTAGTAATGAGCATGCTCACATGGTGGGTTACAGGTGAGGTGTTGGTGAAATGGTAAAGCGTTGCTATCACTGCGGATACAAACTCACACCAGCCACCACTTATAGCCTGTTTAACACAGGCATTGGCAAGGTGGTTGCCGTATGTAAAGATTGCCACACATCTCATTTACGAATGAGGGCAAAACAAAGAAAAAGGACGCTACCAGCTGCAACTAGTAACGCCCATAGTTAAATTAACCAATCTAAGTATAACACAAGGAGATCTTAAACATGAATAAAAAAATTATCGTAACAACTTCCGCTATTGCTGCAATGGCAGTGAATGTAATGGCAAATAACATAGTTACTGGTCCAGTCGAACCGAATACAACAGCTCCAGTTGCTACTGGGTACAACTCTATTGCGAGTGGTGCCAATACAGTAGTTAATGCCACAAATTCTGTTGCACTTGGTCGTGATAACAAAATCACTGGGGACGACACCATTGTCATTGGTGGTGGCAATGGTACTGTAGCAGGCGGACAATCAACTGCTATTGGTTATAACAATTACATTGGGGCTCATCAGGAGCAAACTGTAATTGGTGCAAATTCTGTTGTAGATAACCAAGGGGCAATCACTATTGGTACCCACTCCGTAACAAGAGGAATTGACGCAGTTACTATTGGCAACAATGCTAGTGCACCAGTACAAAATAGTGTTGCAATCGGCACTAATAGTCAAACATATAATGCCGTGCCATTCGGTCAAATGCAGATTAATGGCACCACCCACATCTTTGCAGGGGAGCAACCAAACTCAACTGTATCTTTTGGCAGTAAAAAATCAGATACATATAGCAATTTAGATAATTATAATCGTCAGCTACAAAATGTAGCGGCCGGCAGAATTGAGGCCGACAGCCTCGATGCCATTAATGGTTCGCAGTTATATGCAGCCATTGATGAAATTAATAGCAATGGTCTAATAATCAATAAAAACACTCAAAATATTGCTAAAAATACGCAAAACATTGCAGGCAATACAAGTGCTATTGCGAATAATACAAAGTCCATTAATGATCTTGGCAAAGTTACCGATAATCATGAAAACCGTATTCAAACTTTAGAAAATACTGACAAATCACTCAAGACTGACTTGGCTAACACTCAAAATCAAGTAAATATCAATACTAATGATATTGCAGATTTGAAAGGCAAAATCAGTTCTGATACAACTGCCATTAAAAATGAATTAAATAACAAAATTAATGCTACACAACAACGTATTAATAAGTTGGGAGCAAGCTCCGCTGCGTTGAGTGGCTTGCATCCGTTAGATTTTAACCGCAACGACAAGGCAAGTTATGCGGTTAGCTATGGACATTATAGAAATGCAAATGCAGTTGCGTTAGGTGCTTTTTATCGACCTAACGAACGCACTATGTATGGTGTAGGCGTTACGTTGGGTGGTGAAACTCAACTAACACTTAATGCTGCATTTAAAGTTGGAAAAGGCTCCGACTACTTGGCAGAGGCTAAGACAGAAAATGGCCGTATTGCTCAACTTGAAAAATTAGTTCAAGCATTAACAGATGAAGTTGCTGCGTTGAAAGGTAAATAATGGACATTAACAACTTGATGTATAAAGGCGAAAAAATCGAACTTACACAAATGAAAGCGAATCATGAAAAATATGACATGTTCCTTACTCCGTGGGGTTCTATGACTTTGCATTATTTAACCAATCGCATTAAATACTTGGAGGACCAACGAGGTGTAACGCCGTTAGTTGAAGTTCGACCATATCTTAATGAAGTTATTCAGACAATGAAAGATATTAAAGCATATTTAGAAAAGGAGAATTAACCATGAATACTTTCACTATTGAATTTAAAGGCCCTAAAGATCTAGCGAAGAAAATCGCAGAATATAACGAACTTATGAACCCTAAATCTATTGAGGAGTTAGCGGTAAACGTTGTAGAGGAGCCTAAACAAGAGGTTAAGCCTGAACCTAAAAAAGAAACTACACCAAAAGTAGTTGAAGAACCTAAGGAGGAACCTGTTGAGCTAGTAGAACCAGTCGAGGAAGTTGCAGAAGTTCCTGTAACAAACTTCGAGGGCAAGCCTGTAGAGGTTAAAGCAGAAGAGGTTGAGGAACCATCCGAAACCGAATTAGACGTAGACACTGCGGAAATAGATCCGCAGGTATATTGGAACGACTTCAAAGACTGGCTTAAACATGTAGGTGCTGAGGGTGTGAAAGCTGCACTCGATGTGTTCCGTAATCACGGTGTAAATGGCAAGCCAAATTCCGGTGATTTAACACCAGAAATTATGCAAGAACTTAATGCGTTAATGGGTAAATAGGAGAATGAACAAATGTCTAACGTGAATAGTTTTAAACAAGTAATTGATAACGTAACACCTCAAATTGAGGTGTTACAAAAAGCGATTGAGTTGGATCCAGCTAATACAATCGAGTATCAAAGGGCAATCGACTTTTGTGAAACAAATATATCCGTCTCCAAAAGCATTGTAAAGGCCATTAAGTTGGTTGAAAAAGAGGCTAAGAAAGCAGATAAAGCCGATGAGCCAAAAGAAGAAACACCAAAACCAACTAAAAAGAAAACTAAGAAAGAGGAACCGCCAAAGGTAGTAGAGGAACCTCAACCAGCCGTAGAGGAAACTCCGGAAGATATGTTCGATATGTTTGATTAAAAGGGGCGAATGTCATGGAGGTATTAGCGAGAACATATATCCCTAGAATGTTTGATAGTGTGATATTGGAAAGTAGCTACGATGCAGCTTATACAACTATATATCATACTGACTGTAATTTTACGTTCGGTGGAAAATGGAAACGTAAGTATAACTATAGCAACGGTTATACAACTGCTGCGAAGTATTTTACTTGTCCAAATTGTGGCTATCATAGCGAGCCATACAGAGACAAGGTATTACATATAGGTGATGAAAATCACCTCATACCACTAAACATTTATGCAGAAGTAGTTGAGCTCAAAGACTGTATCGATTTACGTATCAGCTATAAAGCTATATCAATGCGATTGGACGGAACCTCTATTGATGAGGGAACACGCAAAGAGGTATTACGGTTTGACTTTAAGAAAAAGAAAGCCATTTACACTGACTACAATCGCCAAAAGTATGATCTAACTACTAGATATATTCGAGAACACTATTTCATGGAGGTCTTAAAATACTTCGGCAAGTCTTATGCTATGCATAGCATTAACAAAAAGCCTTTGAATGATTTATTTAGAGTGTTACGAGTAGCGTTCCAAAAGCGTTTATTGGCTACCTATGGTTATAGTGCAGCCGATGTGTATATATCACCCTCCGCTAACGAGGAGGGCGGATATTTCTTTACGATGCTATTAAATATGGCATTAAAGATTGCTGCACCAGATATGCCTAGCATAGCGTATATACATCGCTGTGCATCGTATTGGAATGATAGCCATTTATATAGCAGAGTTATCAATATTCCTATTGGTGATAATGTATTCGAGCTAACCAAAAAAGGTATGAACTTCCAAGAGGCCATGCGAGTTGTAAGCAAATCTCCTGACAGTAGATCTTTACGCAGGGCGATGGCAAATAACCCTTTGGCAGTTTGTATGTCTGAGGTGTTAAAGCTATTCAACGATGAGAACATCAGACGAACTATTATGACACTAAATCGGTATGGTGTTCCAGATTGTGATATACAACGCTATAGCGGAAAGGTACAACGTGCTAAGGACATAAGAAAGTCCATGAAATTGCATATCGATGGTTCAAAAGAATTTTGGCAAGTAATGATTGCTAGATATGGCGAGCCGGCTGCATTGCGTTGGATATTATCTGAGGACTTTCGAGACATTGAGGACTGCGTAAGAATGTATTCCGAATTGAAGTTGAAATATCGAGATAAGTTTTGGGGCAACAAGTTTAAATTAAAAGACTTACATGCAGAACTTATCAACATCTATAACAAACAGGAATACGGCGACGTAAACTTGCCTAAAGTTCCTGAGTTAAACGCCGATGTGAATGGTATGCACTTTATGGTGCCTAAAACTGCAGCCGATTTAATGATGATAGGTAAAGAGCTACGCAACTGCGTTGGATCTTACAAAGACAGAGTTATGAAAGGCAATACGGCCATTGTTGTTGTTACCGACGATAACATGAAACCTATTGCATGCCTTGAATTGTCAAAAGATGATAAGAAATTTACAAAACTGGTGCAGGCAAAATTATTTGGCAATCAATGTGTACATAAGAATAAGGACGTCAATAATACCGTGCTTAAATGGGCCAATCAATTAGAAATTGAACCACGCACGATTGATGTGCAGGCACAAGTTAGCTAAGGAGAACATACAATATGAAATTACTTAAATTAAACTTGCAAAACTTCAAAGGAATAAGAAACAGCGAGTTTGACTTTGGAGGAATAGACGCCACTATATATGGTGATAATGCTACAGGCAAGACGACAGTATTCGACAGCTTGTGTTGGCTACTGTTTGGCAAGGATAGTTTGGACCGTGCCGACTTTGAAATTAAAACCCTTGAAAATGGTGAGCCAATTCATAAGGTCAATCATGAAGTCGAGGCAGAGTTCCTAAACGATGATGGCAATAGCTTTACTTTAAGACGTGTTTATCGTGAAAAGTATAGCAGCCCTCGTGGTGGCGACACAAAACTTACAGGGCATACCACTGATTACTTCATAAACGAAGTGCCAGTGAAAGAAAAGGAATACAAGCAATATATCAATGATGTAATTGCAGAAGACGTATTCAAATTAATTACCAACCCTCTATATTTCAATGAGCAGTACTCATGGCAAAACCGCCGTAAGTTATTGTTAGAAATTAGCGGAGATATTAAGGACGAGGAAGTTATCAATAGCCGTTCAGAGCTTACACGCTTGGCCGAGTTATTGAATGGCAGAACTGTAGAAGAGCAACGCAAGATTGTTGCTGCAAAGAAAACTGCCATTAATAAAGAACTGGATATGATCCCAGTTCGTATTGATGAGGCTTTAAGAAATAAAGCGGATATAGATACAAGTGAAAGCAAGTTAAAAACGGACATTGAAACCTTAAATAAGTCTATTGATGAATTAGAAAGTCAAAAGGCAACTATCGTTAATGGGTTTAGTTCCACAGAAAAGCGTTCTAAAATCGATGAAATTGGCCGTCAGTTGAAAGCAAGACAGTCCGAGGTGTTATCTATCTATAACACTGAAAAACAACGTAAGCGTGGCGAATATGAGGCTTTATTGACACAATTAAAAATCATTGAAAGCGAACACGATAGATACACCGACAGGGCTTATGACTTGGCAAAAGATATTGAGCGAGAAAGTAAGCGAATTGAAACCTTGCAGGCTGAGTTCGACACCTTTAATGCTCAAGAGTTTAACAAAGAGGCTTGCCCCACCTGTGGACAACCATTGCCGGAAGATAAGCAAGCCGAGTTAGAGGCTGCGTTCAATTCTGAAAAGGCTGCAAAGTTGGAGGAATGGCAATCACTTATTGAAAGTGCAAAAAAGCTAAAAGACAATTATGAAGAACAGCGAGAAGTGTTGCTCGTAAAAGCCGATGGCCTTACTAAAGAAATTGAGGACAAAACAAAGGCTTATGAAACTAAATTCAAAGAATATGAAAGCTATTTAGAACCTAATGTCGAAGATGATCCAGACTATAAGGAGCTAAAGGCAGAATTATTCTTACTTGAATTAGATGATGGCGAAGAGGCTGATGACAAAGAAGTAGCAAGGCTTGATGATGAGATAAGCTCAGTCAAAGAAAAGCGTGCAGCGTTAGAAACTGAGCTCAATAAATACACGTTAAATGCTGATATTCAAAAACGTGTGATTGAACTTGAAAACCAACAACAAAAACTTGCTGCAGAAAAGAATTTACTAGATGAAACATCTTTCTTAATTGATGAATTCGTCAAAGCCAAGGTGGATATGTTGGAAGAAAGTATCAACAGCCACTTTGAATATGCTCGTTTTAAAATGTTCAATGTTTTAGTCAATGGGAATGTTGAGGAATGTTGCGAAACTACTTATAAAGGTGTTCCGTACCGTAGCATGAATAATGCAGCTCGTATGAATGTAGGGCTCGACATTATTAATGCGTTAACTAAATACTATAACGTTACTGCTCCTGTATTCATTGATAATGCTGAGGCCGTAACAGACTTTATTAAATGTAACAGCCAAACAATCAAATTGGTTGTAGACGCTGATTTTAAAGAATTAACAATGATCTAGGAGGTAAACCATGTCAAAAGAAGTTACCATAAAACAACAATCATTACCAGGCTTTCAAAGTGCCGATGGCTTTGCGTTGCTGCAACGTCAAGCAAGTATGTTCAGTAAATCTACATTAGTTCCACAGCAATTCCAAGGCGAACAAAATCTTGGTAATGCAATTATTGCCTTAGAAATGGCACAAAGAATGAATGCATCACCTTTAATGGTAATGCAGAACTTGTACATAGTGTATGGCAACCCAGGTTGGTCCAGTAAATTCTTAATAGCTACATTCAATCAATGTGGTCGCTTTGAGGCTATTAAATACAAAGAAACTGGCAAAAAAGGAACGGACAGCCAAGGTGTTATTGCTTACACAAGAGAAAAGGGCAGCGATGAGGTTATTTACGGTCCAGAAGTTACTATATCCATTGCCAAGCAAGAGGGGTGGTACGACAAAAAAGGTAGTAAATGGAAAACAATGCCAGACCAAATGTTGAGGTACCGTGCAGCAGCATGGTTGATCCGCACAACTGCTCCTGAAATTAGCATGGGGCTACAAACTACAGATGAAATTATCGACGTTGAGGGCAAAGTCAGTGATGTAATGGACGACGTTACAACTACTATTGAACATAATGCCAATAGCGAAGTGATTGACATTGAACCTAACGAACCAACTTTTGTCGATGCTGAGACAGGCGAAGTATTGAACGCCGATGCCATGTTCAAATGATTAACATTGAATGTTTTGGTAGCAGTTCCGCTGGCAACTGCTACCGCATTAAATCAAGTGTAAATGGAGACGAATTATTGCTTGACGTGGGTTTACCTTTTAAAACCATTCAAAGGGCATGTAGGTATAATTTTCTCCACCTACTGGGTGCCGTAGTTACTCACCAACATGGCGACCATTCGAGGGCTGTGGCTGATATGTTAAAACTTGGCCACAAAATATATATGTTACGTGAAACTGCCGATGCATTACATGTAGTAGACGAACATTCATGGGTTGAGATAACTCCGAGGAAGTCTTTCAAACGAGGAGTATTTACAATATTGCCTTTTGAGCTGCAACATGATGTGCCTAATGTTGGCTATCTTATATCAGATGGCGAAGAGAAATTGCTATATATCACAGATACATACTACTGCAAATACACCTTTAAAGGCGTACATCACATATTGGTTGAGTGCAATCACTCTTACGAGTTACTGAATAAGAAAGTCGAGCAAGATGAATTGAGCAAGCAGCGAATGGAGCGACTTATTCAATCTCACTTTGCACTTGAAAATGTCATAAAGTTTTTACGGTCTATGGATCTTTCACAATGTAAGGCCATTCATCTTATCCATCTATCTAATGAGAATTCGAACGAGGTTGAATTCAAGAAAGCAGTGCAAGCTGCAACAGGGAAATTGGTTATCGTTCATCAAGAAAAGGGGTGTTAATTATGCGAGTTAAATTTGACGTATTTATTAAAGCGTTGGAGGAAAAGCACCTCACGCTTATGGAATTTAGCAATAAGGCTCAAACTATTCCACGTGCTTTGGTTTTATATCTAAGCGGTAAGCCAATCACTTTTGATAAAAAGCGTTTTATGTGGGCTGACGTGTTAGGCGTTAAGCATGATGATTTATTTTATTAAGGGGTAAGCGATGGCGAAAGATCAATCTTATTATTTTAGTCATGACGTAGATGCCTTTAACGACCCTAAGATTGTCGCCATGATTTCTGAGTACGGCGTAATTGCCTATGCTTGGTGGTGGATAATCATCGAGAAACTGGCGTCATATGAAGATTACAAACTACCACTTAAAAAGTATACGTTCGTTGCCCTTGATAATGAATTAGGCATGAAAAACGAACAAAATTCAACATGTGTTGAACATGTGTTCAACAAAAATGAACACGTGTTGGAACAAAACACCTTTTGTTCATTTTGTTCATTTTTGTTTATTAATGCACTTATAAATGACTTCGAATTATTGGCATGCGATGACGAATTTTTCTGGTCGCCGAGTTTAACACGTCGATTTGAATTGCGTAAAACCAAAAATGAAGAAATTAGCAAAAAACGTAGGTTGGCAGGTCTTAAAAGTGGTGAGGTAAGACGTAAAAATGAACAAAAACGAACAAGTGTTGAACAAAAACGAACAAATGTTGAACAAAATGAACTAATAAAAGAAAAGAAAAGAAAAGAAAATATATATTCATATTCATATTATAGCGACGCTGAAAATAAAAAATCAGATGAACTATTACATATGTTCGATGATGAACCACCAAAAACTGATCCATATAAAAACGTATTCAAAATTTACATGAATGATGTTGGAGAAATTTCACCAATGACAAAAGAAAAATTAGAATACCTTGTCAATGACTTTGGAGAAAGTGAAGTCATAACAGCTATATCTAAATCAGTTGAGGTTGGCAAAGCTAGTATTGCATATATCACTGCCATACTAAATAACAAGATAAGGGAGGAGGCTGCAAAAGAAAGTGGAACCAATAGACGTGGCAAAGGAAATAGAACGGCTAAGGCAAAATCAGATGGCTCGGACGTCGACTGGAAAAACGAAACAGGCGAATGGCTATGAGTTTTACAAACCGACTTATGCACCACCTATTGTGATTGAGCGTCAAAAGGATCTAAGCATATACGGAATTAAAGGCCGATATAAGGACATGGACTTTGACAAACTCAAAGAACTGGGTGCACCTCCTGAGGATAAAGAGGCGTATAACAATGCTTTCAAATATTCCCTACATTTGAGTGAACACATTCGAAATGGTAAGGGGCTCATACTTATGGGGCCGGTTGGAACTGGTAAGACTAGCCTTGCAATAAGTATCTTACGAACTGCAATTAATCAAGGATATAACGGCTACCTAATCTCAATGATAAGCCTGCTCGACACCTTGCTTGTTTTGAGCAAAGGACCAGCCGAACACTACTTGAAATTTGAAAACCAAATTCGTAATTGCCCATTGTTAGTGCTCGATGATTTTGGGGCGGAATACGACAATAAATGGGTTGGCAATAAAGTCGATGCCATTATATCTGACAGGGTAGAACGTGGCAGAGCTACTATTATCACTACCAACTTAAACGTAAAGCAGATAAAAGACGGATATGACAGCCGTATTTATGACCGGTTGAAGTCTACATCGTTTTTGCTGCAGTTTAAAGGGAAGTCAAAACGAGACCCATTAGAAATTAGTGAAATTTAAAATTTTGAGCCATACGGCTACTTTTGATTCCTAACTATAAAATACTCATTGCGAATATTAGAAGTACCGTATCGCTCCGAATTCATATCTCAAATTAGAAAATAATGTTCGAATATATGGAGACGAAAACATGAAAATTGAAGTTACAATAAATGATCCTAAAAATGTGAAATTAAAAATCGAGGGTGAGCCGTTTTGTAACACCCATGAATTAGATGCTTGCGTAGCATTATGGGGTGCAGCTTTATCCTTATATCATGGGTTAGATAGCGATACCGAAAAAGGTGTTGCCAAAGTTATGGCGTTAAAAGCTATTGCCGAAATGTTAGAAACTGACAAAGATAACGAAAGGGGGTGCAAGTGCTGCAATGAATAGCCTTGTAATATATGGCCGACCAACGACAAAGAAAAATAGTTCGAGGGTTGTAATGGCTGGTCGATATCCTCGTGTCTTACCATCAAAAGCATTCACTGAGTATGAAAAATTAGCGTTACAACAGTTGCAATTTTACCGAAAACGTTTCTATGTTGCAGGTCCAGTCCATGTCCGGTGCCGCTATTACATGCCGGACAAAAGATCTTGGCCAGACTTGGTTGGCCTATTACAAGGAACTAGCGACATACTAACCGATGCGAGACTTATTGACGACGATAAATGGATAGTACATTACGATGGCTCATGCATTGCCGGAGTCGATAAGAATTCGCCGAGGGTTGAAATAGATATAATTCCGATAACGGAGAAAACTCCGTTACATGATTAAAACGTAAGGGGACATAATGGAGCTGATTATATTTATAGCAGGTGCATTGTTAGGTTGTGCAGTTGGCGTATCTATGATGTGCATATGTATTTGGTCCAGTGAATTGTCAAAAAAGGAGGGTGAAAAATGAATAATATTCCTTACTTTTTGGCTCATTTGCCTATTTGGAAAGCTAACCATAAAGACAAAGTTAAGGTAACAAAACGTGCTCGTGCTAAGGAACACCAATTTGATACGGTGGATAAAAAGACGAATGATATTGTTGTTAAGAAATG